ACTGTATCAAACATTGATATGTTATTTTTTATTTCACTCCAAGAACTTTGTGCTACTTTTTTTTCTAATATTATTTCTTCTCTAGTCATACCAGTATAACAAGATATGGCTCTCATCTGTGTTCTTATTGCAGGCTCTTCATTTATAAATGCATGTATCTTTGCACCTTGTTCTGCAAATCCATTTGGTCCTGCACATAGACTAACCCAGAATGCAGTCTTACCTGTTTCTGGTCTAGCAAATGCTATCATTAAATTACCACCACCAATACCACCTACATTTTCTTTTAACACAGGTATATTAAACTTCCATTTTGTAGTTACATCTAACAAATCTAATACTTGTTCTACATCACTTGTAACTGCAGGAGTTTTTTCTTCACTGATATTTTGTTTATGTTTTTCTATCATACCAGTTATTTCTGTAAAGTTTGCATCTTTACCATTAAATATTTCTGTAGCTTCTACTGCTATTCTTTGTGCTAAATCTCTATCAGATAAGATACGCATTATATCTTTTGCTATCTCTTTACTTGGCTCTTGTACTTCTTTGATATCTTCTACTAACTCACTAAACTTTTCTTTTGCAGCACGGGTCAATGCAGGATTAAATATTGCAGTATGCAAAGAATATAACTCATCTACTTTTATATCCTCTTCATATTTTTCGTGTGCTTTTTGTATTGTTTCATACAAAGAACTTATATCACCTGCAAATACAGTAGGTGATAGCATACCTTTATGTTGAGTATAAAATTTTTTATTAAGCATAAGCCTAATCATTTGCTTTTCTATCATCTAACTCCTTTAATAAAATTTGATCTATTGTTTCTGCTATTGATTGATCTCTTTGAGTCCAGTTATTTTTGTTAGCTTCCCAAAGATCATACTTCCACTCATTCCATTTAGCTAATATTTCTTTTTTCATATTATCATTCATAAAATATTTTCCTTATCTGTTCTGTGTTATAATATTTAAGATCATCTTCTAATGGTTTAACTATTACATTTTCAAATCCAGACGACCTTAAATCTTTTGCCATATCATATGCTTTTGTTGTAGCATCTCTATCTAAACATATATATAAATTTTTATATGGTTGTAAATGACTTTTATGTACTTCTTTTAATTTAGTTCCCATAATAGAGATACCAGTTAATATATTAGATACTGCACAAGCTGATGGACAATCTTCTACAATTACAGAGTCCTCGCACTCACCACATTTAAACGGCACATCTTTATTACCATACATATACCATTTAGGAAAATCATTTTTATTTAATGTTCTACCTACTGCACCTACTATTTTATGTGATATTCTATTTTTAATTAAGAATACAACTCTATCTTGTTTTACATCATATTTAAAATCTGCTCTACCCCAAGACCAAGACTCCCAACAATTATTTTTATTTAACCAATGCATAGCCTTTTCGTTTGAGTATATTGATTGAAAGCTATCTGGAATTGGAAAGTCTTTATCTTCTATGTGTAATTCTTTATTACCTTGAAATACTTTTTCTACATAATGCATATTTTTTTCTCCTTCTTTTTTTCCTTTTGCTTTACAAGACGCATGAAAACAATACCAACTTATTTTATTTTCTGTAGTATCTACAAGTAATGTATTTTTATTATTACAAAATGGACAATCCATTCTAATGTTTGTATCTGGTGGCACAAACAAACCTTGCACAACTGCTAACTGTTGTTTATAATTCAAATAGGTACTTCCTCGTATGTAATTGTATATTTATCTTCAGAAAAGAAAGAACTCTTTTCTACTTTCATTAAATTATTATTTAAATAATAAGCTACATTATTCTCTATTAGATCTGCATCTGGTTCGCTGTCGAATGGCATCACTGCTACTGCATCTATTCCCATTCCGAATAGTCTTACTTTGTATTTTTTCATTGTTATTTTCCTTATCACATTTTTGTTTATTTGTCAAGTTATATTCTTTTAAAGTCATAATTTTTATTTTAAGACCTTTTTCTTTTAATTCTTTTATTCTCTTTGGGTTCCAATAAATCATCCCCTTTCCTCCTTTTAAACCATGATGTATCTCTACCCTCTTTTTTGCACCACTCATGATGTAATATTTCTATAGGTCTTATATTTTTATAATTCATCCCCCTCATAGTCTACCTTTTCTTTCTTTTCTTGTTTTGTATGGTAGGTTATACTTATAAAAACTAACATTACCTTTACGACTTTTCCATTCTACTAAAACATCTTTTGTATCACCTGCTTTTGTATTAAAAGATATCATAGCTTTTTTTAAACTCATAGCTTCTATATCTTGTGATTCTGGACCGATACCACTATCTGTTTTTTTCATATATATAAATTTATATGTTATCATTAATGCTCCTTATAACTTACTTGTTTAATTGAACGACTCCAACAGGCACGACAACTACCACACTCACCATCTTGTTTGTAAGCAGGGCAATCTCTACCTATTGCAGGTTTATCTTTGTGTACACCAGAAGTCCACTTCCAAAAATTAGGTGGTGGACTATCTACTTTGATTGCTGATACACGCAAACATAAATTCTTTGGCACATCTTCTTCTTTGATTTGTTTTATTATCTGATATTCTCTTGTGGCTAACCAATGTTTTATCTGTGGTGTATGCTCACACACCTCAAATATTTTCATTAGATGTGAGAAAGATTGTATATCACCTGCATCAAACCACCTGTGATATCTCTTTGATTTGTCTATGTTTTTATATTTTATGGTCAATAACATTGACATATAATCTACCCACTCGTTTAGCTCTATTGCTTTTCTTCTAACTTCGTGTGCATCAAATACATTTTTAAACATATATCTATTCTTTAATGCATAGCATTTATTACAGATAGTGCCTGGAATTTTAGCTAACTTTGATCCTGTCTTACAATGCTTTGCAGATATACCCCAACCAAACGCAGGCATTTTACTTGGATTAGATAGTGTGCCTATCTTTTTTTCTATTTCTTTAATCTTCATCTTGCTCACTTTCGTAATCATTTAAAAAAGAATCAACATAACCTGCAGTATCATCATCAATTTCTGTTATAGTTTCCTCAGTTCCATCACTCCAAGTTGCGATTATTGCCCAACCACTAATTGTTTTTTTCTTTTTCATAATATAACTCCCACAATAAAGCCAATAGCAAACCAAACAATCTCTGTTCGGTAATACAATGACAATATATTTATCTTACTGATTATTTTTTTCATATTTTTTTCTCCAATCTTCTGATACCAAATCGTAATTCACTTTGTGTTATGATACCATTCTTATAGTTAAATTGTAAGTTCTCATACAATTTTTTTATGTGATCATGTGTAGTTCCTGCCATATCACACCACAAAGAACAATCAGCAGTATAAAACCAGTTCCTTGCTTTTGATTGTAATGCAGGGCTAGACTCACTATTACTTAATATACCAAATGCATCTTCCATCATCACTTGTATCTTAGCAATGGCTAACTTTTCATCTGGTGTCTTTTCTTTTTTTTCGTAAAACATATTTATCCTTATAGCACATTTTACTAATTGTGTCAATGTGACTCGTTGTTTTTTTTCTTATTTTATGTTATAGTATCCTGTCGTTACAGGGGGGTTAGTATATATCATTCAGTATCATCTCTCTTCCATTTCCTACCTAATAGATATTGTAAGTTTTCTTTTCTTTTTCTTTCTTGTTCTACTTTATTTATTATATAGTATGCTATTATTATGCCAATAAAAAAGGCAATCATATTAAATAAAAACATACCTAGTCCATGATAAAATGTCATATTGTTTTCCCTTTCTTAAGGTGCATACTATTGTTGCAACAAGTATCATCTAAAAATACTCCCGAGGATTCAGTACCATTCACACAGAGGGTAGCTTATATTTTTATCAACCCTGATACCAAATAATATACACCTAAAGAAAGGCTAGGCGATCTCTCGCCTAACCATATCTCCTATCTGTTACGAGGCAAGTCCGATACCATGTGCTTTTTTCCAAGCAAGTATCTTCTCTTCTCTTGTAGGTTTTGGTTTGCCGATATTCATAATAGACTCGGCTGCGTCATCAATAGATATGACCAAGTCCATACCAAACTTATCAGCAAGTATCTCTGGATCAATCTTCCATTGTATCTGCTCGTGACTAGCAAACTTTTCTACTTGAGAAAATTTAGTCATAGATTTAATAATCTCTTTAAATCTATTAACTCTAGCTACAACAGTTTGTATCCATAGAGTATGTTTAGTAACAACATCTTGCTTTGCTTGAATCATCATTTCAAACTTAGCAAACTCCAAGTCTGTGCAAGGTATTGCTCTTGAACGACAACCACCCGTACCAATAATATGTAGTGAGTGTTTATCTTTCCAAGACTGGTAGTAGTTAGTACCACCTTGACCACCTGATAACCAATGATGATTGTCATTTCTACATTGAGATAGATAAGGGTTAGTAGTACGAGAGTATCTTTGATCTCCCATTTTACCCTCTTGCTGTATCTCACTCTCAATATTGCAATCTGGATTTAATCCAACTGCTTTCATATCTTCACGATACATAGCATAGGCAAAGTTTTTACCATTATTGCTACTACCACTATGACGACTACCATAATCGCCAGATAGACTTCCATCTAACTCAAATGAAAAGTGTTTAGACTTATCAACTTCGTCATTGTATCTATCAAGCACTTTTGGTGCGTCAATGGATTTCATAAAAAAACAACTATCATCACCTACAGCATTGATAGTATTATGTTTTCTTTGTAGTGATTGAAGTGTTGCTACATCTTCCAATGGAAATCTTCTTTCAACTACTTCTTTACAAGTAGCAAATGAAGATTCTATTTGTGATAAGCAATCCTCTCTTGATTTTTTGAACGCCTCTTTTTCGTGAGTGTCCAAAGATTCACAATGCTTACGAAAGTCAATCACTAATGACTTACGTTTACCTGCATTGAGTCTTACTTCTTTTTTATCCATACGAGTACTCCTTTGTTGTTGGTTAAAAAGATACTACCAACTTGATGTCAGTAGTATCTATAATATATATTATTTTGATTGATGTGTCAACTAGCTAGACCTAATGTGATTGCTAGTTCTTTGGCTTGTGTGTCGTCTATTGTACACCAATTATGGTCAGCATCTATTTGTTCTTGGGTTTGTGCTTGTTGTCTTGTGATAGGTTGTCTAACTCCTTTAAGTTTATTTATTAATTTATAAGTAGGTTCACTACTATAACCCCAACTATATTCAACAAACCAAGCGTCCTCTAAAGGTAATACTTGTTTATCAATAAGACCAACTGCGTTCATACAAGTATCTTTGTGTTCATTCCACCAAACCTCACGACAACCATTAGAACACCAATGACCTAGATAATGATTAGCTTTGTTAGATTGATAATATTTAGCACCTTTACTACCACGAATTTGATTTTGATTTTTCTTTTCGGGACATTTTTTATTTTGACACCATTCACTCATTGATATCCCCTTTCTGCTCAAAGTCCTCAAAGTTTTTAGCATAAAGATTTTTAATTAAAGTCCTTGTAGCTTTTGGAAACTCAACTCTAAATGAATCTGAATCGGCTAAATAACTGAATTTTAAGCATTTTTTGCCTATCAATAAATATCTTAATCTCTGATTCATAGGTACATTTCTAAATTTGTAGCCCTCTTGAATATCTAAATCAGTTACTAACATATTATGTTCTGGTGTAGTAGTTCTCTTACCACCTTTTTTATACAACCTTTTACCAGTTGTACCGTCAATTTGAAACTGTCTATCTTTAGTATCAAATCGCATTACTCTTTTCTCGCCAACAATCTCAAACCTTTTTGGTTTCTTATAAAAGAAAGCACGACCTTTTTTAGATTTGTACTTGTCTATCTCTTTATCAATAAAGGTATGGAGTTGTTGCTTTGTTATGTTTATGTGTTTCATAGCACTCCTATATTGTTTGATTAGTTTTTGGGGTGGGCAAATTAATAACTAGTATTTCCCACCCCATACCTAATTAAAATATATCAACAGGAAAATTTTAGAACTCTCGCCCTAACCCGAGTGTTGCATATAAAATAAAAAGGGTAGCCCCCTCTCGGTTGACTACCCCTTAGTTATAACATACTAGATTGCGTATGTCAATTAGCTTTCAATGTTTGATACTTCAGGTTTTTGAAGTTCGGTTTGTGGTACGGGTGCTGTTGTAGGAATAATCATCTGATGTTTTTCCCACAATGCCGTATCACTATTCCAATAGGTCAAAGCGTCTTTAGCAAGTCTTAACTCATACATTAATTCTTGCGTAGGTTTGCCATGATTCTCTATTAGAACCAAACAATTAAGAAGTTTCTTTCTTAATGTTCTTCGCCATTTTAACTCCCAACTTGTATCAATTATTGGTTTAGTTTCTGACATATATGTACTCCTTGTTGAGTACTTATGTTATAGCATTATTGTTTTGATGTGTCAAGTATGACTTTGTTAGCACCTAATAAAGAGTCTTTTCCAAATTCTTTGGCAAAGTTTTTTCCAAATCTTTCTTTAAGTTTTCTTTGTGCTCGTAAATCTATCTTTGCTCTGTGTTTAAGATAGCCAACTTTTTTTCTTTCTTTGTTAAGTTTCCATTCTTTTAACTTAATCTTATCTTCTTTCTTTTTGTATTTGTCTTTAACTTTCTTAATACTTCTCTCTTGCTTAATTAAATCTACAACTACTTTCTCTTTATCTGATAAGCCACCATTTAAAAACATATCGTATAAATGATTTGCTCTCTCATCAATATCATTTACAGATGAGTGATAACCTGTGTTTAGTAATTCAACTTTTAATTTATGTATGCGTTCTAAAAGTTTTAAGAATTTAAGTTTATTTGATAGTGTGTTTTTCATTCGCAACAAGCCTCAATAAATTTATCTGCGTCAAAATTTGGATTATCTTTTTTAAAGTATTCACACATCTTTAATAACAACATATGTTCTACTTTACCAAACTTATTTATTATTTTTGCTATTGCTATGTAATCTTTTTTTGTCATCATAATACCACCAGTATATAAAAAAACCCCGTGTATGTCAAGGACACACACAGGGCTAACCTTTAGAGGGAACTAAAGTCTATAATTTTTAATCTAGTAAGACCATATATTGTTTTGGAAAATATTTGATAAACCAGTCTAATCCTTTTCTATGATCTTCCCATTGTTTTAACATTTCACTACCCATAATTATGTCATAAACTGCAACAGCAAACGTAGGTAATGTTGTTTTTTCTCCATTAAATCTATTAGATACTTCTACTTCCTCTAATGGATCATCACCATAATTTGCACTAGGAAATGGTAATTTAATATTTTTGTTATTGTATTTTATTTCTTTCACTATTTACCCCCTGCCATTATACTTTTAAATTTTCTCATCATATGTTCTGTAATATTATCAAGCTGATTTGTATTCTGCCATATATCTTGTAGTGTATGTAGCTTAACAGTATTTTCTTGATGATAGTTTTCAGCTTTATTCTTTGAGTGAACTTCAGCTATTAGTTGATCTGTTTGATCTGTCATGTTGTCCTTTCGGTTATTAATATAATATATAATAAAAAAGGGGATATGTCAATCTGACACACCCCCTTTATTTTTTACATTAGTATAAGGTAGCTATTACTAACAATAGTATAGTTGCCCAAAAAAATGTAGCTAATGTAGTTTGCATAACTATCCTTTCGTTTATGTAAGAATAGCTTAAGCCTTTTATTTCTTAATGTCAAGTAATATGTATCTGGTTCCTTATGTTTTTTTGTATTATATAAATGTTTTAATACAAAGTATTAATAGGTATAGCCAAATAATAATATTTATTGAATACAATGTGTAAATCATTTTTTATCACTTGTTATAATCCATCTTAAAGTTGTAGTTGTAGGATCAAAATTATCAAATTCTAATTTTGTACAATTACTTAACAATATTATGGCTATTATTAAAATTACTTTTTTCATTTTCTTTCGCTTTCATAAAAGATTTATATAATCTTTTATTTTGTATTAGTTTTTTTTCATATCTAGCAATCATAAAAACAGCTAAACAAAAAAGAATAGCCCCCAAAATTATGAGGGCTAGACCTGTAAATATATATAAATTACTCATTTAGAAATTACTTTCGTGTATAGCTTTTAATATTTCATTTTGTTTTTCTGTACTTGCTTTTATTTCATTAATAGTTTTAGATTTAAAACTACTACTATCCAAAGCAAATTTTAAGAACACACTCATAATTTGATTATGTGTAATTAAATTTTTATTGATGTTGCTTAATTGCTCAATCAATAAACTTTTTTCTTGCTCGTTCATTTTAGTCCCTTTGTTAATTGGTTAATGTTATAATATAACTATACAACCTAAAGAGGTATGCGTCAAGTGCATAGGTATAATTTAAGCTATGCAATAAATACATATTAGAATAATTCTAATTAGCAATTAGGTGCGACAACTTGGCACAACTTAACAGATGTTATTTAATTAAATTAATTGACATAAATAAAAAAATATTCATAATGCTATTAATGATTAAATTTAAAAATATAAAAAATTTATATGGGTTTAATCATATTAATAAAAAGGCAATAACAATGACTAAAAAAACAATGATTGAGCATTTAGAAAATACAGAAGTTGAAAGTTTTTTAAATACTCTAAAATCAAATGAACCATTAAAAAAGGTATTATTTAAAGCAAAAAATATATCTAAGCAATTAATGGTTGATGTGGTTCCACAAATGGCAAAAGCTACTAATAATTTAATGATTGAGATTAATAGTGGCAAAAATACAAGTCTTAAAGATTGGAATACTTTAAAATTTTTAAGACAGCATTTGTATAATTTATCTAGTTATGACAGGTCAAAAAATGAAAACAAAGCATTTGAAATGGCTTGCACTAGATCAATTAAACTAGCCATTATGATGTATGACAATAAGGATGAATTTGAAATATCAAAAGACAATGAAGTCTTTATTATGTCAAAAGTTGCAACTCCAATGATTGACGTTAAGTTAAAGGGTCAAAAGGGTGGAACTAAAAAACAAAAAAACACAAGTGATGAATTAGTTGAGGTTAATACTGGGACTATTGATAAGGTATGGGCAATAAAATATCCTAGCTTAATCACTTCAAGAACATCACAAACAAAGGACACTAAAATTAATTTTACTCAAATGACAACTAACTTTATGAGAGAATTAGAAAAAGTGTACAATGTTGCAAATAAAAAAGACTTTAATAAATTACTTGAAATGGTTGATGAAAAAACTATTGAGAACTTAGGTAATATTAAAGCTATGTTAGACGGCAATGAAATTAGACAAGGTTATATTCAGGCAACAGAAAATCTTAGTGTTGACGGAGAAGTTAAAAAGAAATCAGCATAAATAATATCAAGCCATATTAAAAAGAACCCCCTGTAGAAATACGGGGGGTTTTTTTTTGTGCGTCTTAAAAATTAATTTAGTGATTAACAAAGTAGTTTATAGTTACAAAAATTCCCAATACATCTCCCAGAAATAATCGGTAACCACTTAGAAAACCTTTGAGAATTTTAGGGGGTCGCAACTTTTATTGATTTGATTTTACTTGTCACCAAAAAAAAACCTTGATTGCACTAGGGCATAGGCAGGTGGCAGGTGGGTATGTAGGGGATAGATATATGGGATTACCAGAAAATACCCAAAGTCCATGTAAACCACTATCGGGCTACATTTTAGGGCTAAATATTCCGACAATATTCCCTGGAATACCCTAGGGGGGAATGTACATTTACCCTTAGTATAGCTGTAAAGGCTCCCCTGGGGGTTCCTAATAACATTATACACCCCTTGTCCAATTTTGTCTAGGACTTTAATGTCGCAGGCTATACTTTTTTAAAAAAATACTTGACAAAATTGTTAACAAGCACTATAATAGGAAGTATATATTATTCAAAGGACACACATACACGCAGACATGCCAGTAGGCAAACAAGGGTCATCACGAATAATACAAACCAATAGGAAATTAAATGGCAAAAAAATACGGGCAAACAGATATAAGCACTTATCGTGAAAACCTTAAAAAGGATCAGGCAGAAAGAACAGAAAAATTTAAAAAACTTTTCTCAGGACCTCTGTTCCCTAAAGGTACGGGTGGATTATTTCCAAAATATGATGCAGCTTTAAAGAAAAAACAAGCTGATGTTGAGATAGATATGCCAAAAGCAAAAACTAAATCAACAGTATCTACAAATGTAGGCGTAAGTTTACATGGTGGAGCTAAGAAAAAATCAAAAGTTGGATCTGAAGCTACAAAGTCTTTAAGAAAAGATGATAAAAAACCTAAATCTTTTGATGAAGCATTTAAAATGGCTAAAGGTCAAAAGACTTTTACCTTCAAAGGTAAGTCATATGCTAGAGTTACAAAAGATGAAATGGAAAAAGCAGGATTTAAATCACTTAGAGCTTATTTAAATGCACAAAAAAGAACAAAAGTTGCTAAAAGACCCTAAAAATAATATAATTAATCTGCCATTTAAAGATTTAATGGAGATAATTAATGCAAAACATGGATTCTTCTATAACAAAGACTCAAAAAAGAAACTTGACCGATATGCAGGAAAAGTTTCTAGACGTATTGTTCGGAGAAGCAAAAGGAAATCCGAGAGAAGCAGCTCGTTTAGCTGGTTACTCGGAGCATAGTTATCCAAAAGTAATAAGAAATCTCAAAAAAGAGATAACAGAATTAGCGGAGACTCATTTATCTACACACTCTGCAAAAGCAGCTACTCGGTTAACAGACCTACTAGACGAAGACGGGACCACACCACACTCTAACATTCGTCTAGCAGCTGCTAACTCAGTGTTAGATAGAGTTGGTATAACAAAGAAAGACCAACTTGATGTAAATATGAAAGCTCTACATGGTATATTTATACTACCAGCAAAAGATGGAACCGATAAAGATAAAAAAGAGAGCTAGGACTATACCATTTGGTTTTAAACAATCACAAGATCCAAATTATATAGAACCAATAAAAGAAGAATTAGATGCTCTTAGACAAGCAGAAGAATATTCAAAGACTTGTTCTCTAAGAGAAACTGCCCAATGGCTACATAGAAAAACAGGAAGATACATATCACATGTCGGACTTAAAAAAAGACTTGAACGAAATAGCACCACCGAAACCGAAGAGAGTAGTTCAACAGAAGGCCAAGAAGTCAGTCAAACAGATTCTAGCTCGCAGTCGTAAGAAAGTTGCAAAGGCAGAACAAACTCTACGTTCTGCTAAGATGTCTGCAGAAAATACAAAAAATAAACTGTTAACTATTGATAAAGCATTAACAGGTAAAGAGACACAACTACTTACAGAAGACATAATCGAGAGTGCTCCTAAAAATATACAAGAGCACATAAATCAGCAAGAAGTAATTTTTAAACCTAACTCAGGTCCACAAACAGAATTTCTTGCAGCTTCTGAAAGAGAAGTATTTTATGGCGGAGCAAGAGGTGGAGGCAAGTCATATGCGATGCTAGTAGATCCACTTCGTTATTGTTCCAAAGCTAATCACAGAGCACTCCTAATAAGACGGACAATGCCAGAGTTAAGAGACCTCATACAGAAGTCTCAGTTATTATACTCGAAAGCATTTCCAGGAGCAAAATGGAGAGAACAAGAAAAAGAATGGCGATTCCCATCAGGGGCAAAGATAGAGTTTGGTTACGCAGAGAACACAACAGACGTTTTG